CCAGTTCGCTGTGAGTAGTGAAGAAATACTGCTAAGTCACCTTTAGGGGCGTTAGCGAGTCCTAATTGCTTGAGTGTTGCTAATTGCTTCTCATCCCAGAAACTTTGCTCTGAGGTAATTGCGAGTGTAGTCATTTCATTGCCTTCCTTATTTTGCCGAATTTGAATGAATCTTCTTCTGTGTGGTACGCGTCATGTTCTGCTTTCTCAATATAAGAAGGCAAGACATTTGCGAGATTTACGAGAATTGCGTGAGTCAGTTTTGGGTCGCTTAACGCAACTGCTTTCTTTGCATTAACTGCCATATTCTCAAAGAAAATACGAATATGTGCGTCCATTACATTCCTCCATTTTTGTAGCCACAAGCAGTTTGAGAACATTCCCAAAAAATGTGACTATCAAAATAATAAATGCCAGCACCGACAATCAGCCCCAAGACGAAAAGAACTCTCCTGCCCCGAAGGGTTAGACGCGTCTTTGGCTCTATGTAGTGATAGCCAACTAAAGCAATAACCCCGAATACGAGGCTAGTGCCTAAGTAACCAATTACATTTAACATTTTTACTCCTACCCTAGAAAGTAAGAGGGGAGCAGAGAAGTCTCCCCTCTTGGCTAATAATTAAAGAAGTGCTAACGCCTTTTCTTTAAGTGACTCAGTAGCACCAGTTAAAATGCGCTCTGCGCGAATAACTTCTTTATCGCTTCCACCGCGTACTGGCTTAATCCAGTCAGCGTATTCAGCAACTGCGTTATAGGCAGCCCACTTTGTATTTAGAATGTTGGCTTGGGTGTCTGCTGACCAAAGATTGAAAAGGTCAAGACGAGAACTAGTAATAGTTTCAATCTGAGTTTTAGAAGCATTTGCGCGATCTAGTGGCATAAGAGTTTCTACCAATTTCGCAAAGTCGCCAGCGTTATATGACTCTGAAAGTAGACGCTCTACTTCCTGCTCAAAGGCTTCTTGATACTTGAAAGTCATTTCAAGAGTTTGGCGAGCCTGAGCAACTTTGCCAAGTGCGCCTGACGTATGCTTGTAAGAAATCTTGCGCTTCGCGTGACGTACAAGTCCTGCAACTTGGTTAGTACAACGAAGTCGAATGCTAGAAATGCTCACAGAAAAAGCAGTAGAACCATCATGAGAATTAACTGCGTAAAGACCTAAGTTAACTGGATCCATCCCGCCTACCAAAATAGACGAAGGCATTTTAATAGACATTACAGTTTGCTTACCTTTAGCAATAGTTCCAACAACTTCAATTTGAGCGTTTGACTCATCTATAAGCAAATTAAGAAAGTCAAATGCTTCTACATCTTGGATGGGGGTATAGCGACTGCCTACTACTCCAAGTGGAGTAAGTTCGCCGTTTGCCTTTTCACGATAAGTAAGAAACTTATCATTAGTAGATAAATTCGTTACTCCATTAGAAGTAAGAATTGGTGCGCTTACTGCGCTTTCAGAAACCTTGACTCTGCCATCAAGATTAGCAAGGGTTAGTGCCTCTTCAATAGAAGTTGCACCGCGAACAAAAGAACCTACGCGCTTAGCAGGTTCTATGCGATTTTCTGCGATAGTACTCACTTTTTTCCTTTTCTTAGAACCCTACTTGGGTTCTAGTGCCTATCGGGGGAATCGAACCCCCGCTTGCTCCAAGATAGGCTGCCGTAATTAACGAGCGCGATAAACGTAAACTAACTTCAATCCAAAAATACGAGCACCAGCCTCACGAGCAACTTTGACTGCTTCGTCTTTTGAGTTAGCATAGAAAGACTTAATAATCCAGTTATCTACATTATTTTCTTCGTTAAGAGGAATATAAGTTGCTTGATACTGGAAGCGATAATTTGGATTAACAGTTGCGAAAGCAGCAATAAGAGTTTCGTCAGAAATCAACGAGTTTAACTTGTTATTTGAGATAGTTGCTTGTGTCATTTTCTTTACCCTTTTCTTTGGGAAACTATTTGCTTCCCATGTCCTTAATTTTAAGTGCTGAGATAGGGAAAGGACAACCTATCTCAGCAGTTTTCTTAAAAAGTTTTATGCGTTTTCTTTTTCGTATGGTCGCTGGGTTGCTCCTACGAATCCGTTTGCGTCATTAAAAACTTTACGACCTTCGTGCCATGTAAACGGAGATGTCGCACCTTCTGGCAGTATCCAGAGGTGGTATTGGTTTGCCCCATCTACCAGTTGACTTTCTGGTGGAAAAATTTCTATGCCTTCGCGTTCTTCCCCAGCAAGTTCTGACTTAATGCGTTGAAAATGTCGCCAGTCACGAATTGCTTTGCGGTCTTGACGGCGTATAGAAAGCCAAAGTGCTCCTGACTTTCCTTTTTCAGCATCAAGAGCAGTTACGCAAACAGTATAAAGACCATTGGTAAATAGTTGTTCGTTGCGCCCAAGAGGTATTTCTTCTCGGGTTATAGAGTTAACGGCAGTAAAGGCTTCTTTCCACTCACCCCATGCTGGATTGCTCATTTGACTTTAACGAAACCTGGATAGTAACCATCTTTAATGTCGTTATCAATCCATCGTTCTGCGCTATCTGACCACTTAGAGATATCGCATCTACGCTCTAATCCTCCAAGAGAGTTAATAACGCTATAGATAGTGCCTTCAGTTATTATTACCCAACCGTCTGGGTGTTCGTATCTAGCCATACTATTGTCATGCCCTCTAACCAACGGTTCGCGTTGGTTTTGGATGTCCGTTTTAGACATTTTCTACCCCTTTGTCTGGTGACGTGCGTCACCTCGTACCATAATTGTAGGATAGATAATGAAATATCTCAACCTCTCGGGTTTTCGCATTTTGAGGAGTAGAATCAAATTATGGCTTACGCAAGCATTTCCCTTGGCGGTCTCACCGTCACTATCGATAATGATGCTACTTATCCTGACGCATTGGATGACACAACCAATCGTGTTAAGGCTATGTTTAGTGAAGCACTAATCATTTGCCAAGAAAACGACATTGACCCAGTTGACGCAATGTTTGTTCCTGACCTAGAAGATGACGAAGAAGACTAGTTTCTAGAACTAACCTTTCTATCCCGTTCTATCTGTAACGCTCCAAAAGTTCTGCCAGCCATTTTTTTATTAAAGTGTTTAATGTTGTTGGCGGGTATTCCAATTTTATTACTTGGCAAAGTAATGGCGAGTAGGTCAGAGGCGTCTTGATTGGAGTAACCAGCGTCTAAGATTGCGGCGTCATCAGGAAAAACTTCAGCATGGCGGTCTTTTTCTTTATCTATAAGGTGGTCTTCTTTTCCACCCATTGAGTAGAGGTAACGAAAATTTGGTGGGCAGTTTGGCTCTACAACCCTCTTAAACATAGAAACTTCTTTGGTGTAGCAGTAAAAAGTCACATTAGGAGTTTGGATAGCAATTTGTAACCATAGGTTGAGATACTTTTCTGAGAAAAAATCTCCAGCGTCATGGATACGAATAAATTTTCCAGCCATTTTTGGTTTCTGAACTTCTGCCAGCATTTGGTTAAACCATGCCTCAGGTTCTTCTAGCACATACTCTAAATTGGCTATATGACGACCTTTGACATTGGAAAAGTTGTAAGTGCCATTTCTTGCGTAGCAAAAAGAAGCACAAGCCCCAGCATTAGGACAGACATTCATAGTCGTGCCATTAGTAAGGCGTACCCCAAAGGCAGGAAGCGTCCAGTTAAAAATACCGTCAGGGCGTAGTTCACTATTTTGACTAAGTAGTTTTGCGGGGCGCATTAGTCCAGCCAAACTTTGTATTCTGCTGTTACTCTACCTTTATCAGGGTCTATGAAATGGAGTCGTTGGGATGGAATTGCTGACGCGGCTAGCAAATCTCGTGCGTAGCGATTATCTGATTCTGTGGAACCAGTTTGGTAAATACTCCCAAGACCATTTGCCATCGGCCAGCAAGCGTGAGTGTGGTAGTGACCCACATACACATCTCTAAACTCCCAAGGATAAGCACCACTACGCCATCTATTAGCGTGCTGGACTATTGCGGTTGGTGACGCGAAGCCATTACGACCAACTTCATCTCCATGAATAAGTAGAGCGCGATAATTTCCAACTTCTACTCGCTGGACATCATCAGGACAATCTTCCCAAGTAAGGCGTTTTTCTTCTGCGAGTAATTGTCTAGCAAACTCGTAACACATTCTGTCCACGTTATCGTTCTTAGGGACATCTGCTCGCTTACTTCCAATTCTTCCATGATTGCCCCATTCTGCTACTACAGTTACTTTCTCATAAATAGAAAGAGCGCGTCTTACAGTATCTACAAGTAAACGGGACACTTGGGTATATTGACCAAAAAGTGTGGAGTCAATTTCATGAAGTTGAGCAGGATAGTTAAATAAACCTTCAACCATATCCCCACCAAAAAGAATAACAACATCTTTAACTGGATGGTGAGTGCGCTGAATTTCAGTAATTCTTTCTGCTTTATCTACAAAACTCATTACTCTCTTTTTCATTACTTCCGAGTTATAGGTAGTAGTTTTCTTTGACCCTTGCCAGTCAGTCATGTGCCAAAGAGCGACTTCTTGCCCTTTTTTACGAGCGTCTGCTTTTGGTGGCGTAATAGGTGGAACTGCGCCAAGAGAAAGAGTCGCGTCATAAGATGCTTGGTAAGTTGCTTCAACTAACTCAGTTGTGCGTTGCTTTGCCTCTAATAATTGCTTTTGAATACGAATTAAGGCTTTACGAAGTTGAGCAACGTCATTAGATTCGATGTCTTCTGGTAATTCGTCTATGCGTTTTTTAAGAGACATTTTTACGCCTTACTATTTCTTTTCCATGAAGTGAGTAACCGATTTTGTCGTTCCAAGAATCTAGATGGTCAGGATTTGCCATAATGCGAACCGACTTAAATGCGTCCATCATTAGTGCGACTTGGTAAGCAGGAATATCAGGTAGCCCTAGTAACGCGCCCCATACCCTTCCTGTCTTTACAAAGTTGGGAGCAGGGTCACCGTATTCTTCTTGACGCTCTCCTAGAATTTCATCTATTTCTTCGCGCATTTACACCGCTCCTGCCTATGAGCGTTAAAAGAGTTGTCACTCATTTTGTGACCTTCATCGCGTAACGCTCGCACTAAAGCAGAAGTAGGAATACCAACCTTAATGGCGTTTAGTAATGTTGATTTATCTTCTTGTGAAAGATTTTCAAGGAGCACCGCAACGGTGCAGACTGTGCTGTGTTTGTAATGATGTTTTTCGATTGCCTTATCTAGTGCCATGAAAGTAGCATAGCAAGAAATTGTAAAAGTAGTAGTTAGATAATTCCCGAGAAAACTTCTTCAAAGTTGTCTATCTGAGTATCCACGTCCCTAATAACGGAAGGAAAGTCGTCAATCATTCTATGTTGTTAACGTAAGGCGTGACTATATGGGAGTCAGCCTGAATGTTAGGGCTAGAAGTTGGATTGTGGGGTACAGAACTTCCAGCAAGAGCAGCACCTGCGGCAATAATAAGATGATGGGAGTCGGTGGCGTAACCACTATTAGCCCATGCCGCCATAAATCCAGCACCCCCAAGAGTAAGTGCCTTTGGGTTAGTTATGGGTATGCGTATCATGGCAGTTCTTTCATAAGAGCAGTATAGGTAGATTTGTCTACGATACCCGTTTGCGGGCTTCCTTGCCCCTTCTGGAAGGTTTTTAGGGCTGTTATGTGAGTAGATGTCCAAGGAGTGTTTACAGCCACTTTAGGGAGCAATCCAGCCTTATATAGAGCCTTCTCAACAGCCAATTCTTGTGGGGTCTTTTTCTTAAGCGGAAAATCATTAGCAGCCCAAGCGGGTGCTGTAAATACAGTTGTGGTTTTAGGTGGTACTGCGCTAGTACCAGTAAGTGTTGCTGCCATACCCCCGCCAGCAAGTGCCGTAGCCCCTGCTATTCCACCAGCAACCATCTTGTTATTTCCAAGAGAAGTAGTTGGTTTAAGGCTAACTTCATACTCAGGTCGAACGATTGCTAAGACATATAAATAAGGTCGATGGCGTAGATAGACCCCGTTGCCATTTGCTTGAGAGGCAGTTACAGCATGGTCAGGAGAAGTGTTACCACCAACAGTTGTAATGCCATCTTTAGAAGCGTCTACAATTATTTCAACATGGTCGGCTTGCCCATTTCCGTTAAATGAGAAGAAAACTAAATCTCCTGCTTTGCCGTCATATTTATTTACAACAGCACCTTTTTGCTGAAACCAAGCCATTCCAGCAGGGCAGTAGGCAAATCCTTTAAGTGTTTGAGCAGCAACTAGATGTGAAAGATTATTTTGACCAAACACCCATGAAACAAAGATAGCGCAGTAAGGAGCGTTATTCATTCCATACCAAATGCCGTAAGGGTTATCGTTATTAGTACCCTCAACAAATCCAACTTGCTGCTGAGCGGTATGAACGATGTCTAACGCGTTTGCCACATATCCTCCATAAAGTCAAAAACCCCGCCCACTAGTGACGGGGGTTGTGACTTTATTTTACTACTTAGTTGTCTCAGCCTTTGCGACTTTGTTTCCCTCAGCAATAGCAGCGTTTACGGCAGCCTCTACAAGAGGGGCAGGCGCTCCTGTTTCTTTTGTAATTGTGTTTACAAGCGACTTAGGATTTACGCGAGCCAAAATTGGCACTAACAATCCGCCAACAATCGCTTCAACAGCGATTTGCTTAACTGAGTCATGTGGCTTGATTTGATAAGCAGCATAGCCAGCAGCAATAATGCCGTAGCCGTAGTGTTCTAATAAAGCCTTTTCCTTACTTGTTAAATTTAATTTTAACTTTGTCATCTATTCCTTCTTTCCTATGAGGTTGCGTACATATTTTTCTGCTTCAAAATCGCTAGCAGATGCGTGATGTATTCCGCCAACGCCCCTATGATGCTTTTCGCAAAGCCACATTAGGTTCGCTGCTGATTCTACCCAAGCCCCAACTTCGTCAGGATTAGATACACCAGCATAATCAACTTCTAGCCATTTTAAGTCTACTCCATTTTGTAGAGAAAACTCGATATGGGCATGGTGAAGTTCTAGTTGCCCTGCGCACTCCGATAAATCCCGCCTGTGCTGTCCAAGAGCGCATACTGCCGTTCCGTGAGTAGCCTTTCGATACGCATTAAAGTCTTTGTAATGCGGGTCGCCTTCGCGTGGCTCGTGCGCTGGATAGTGAACGATATATGAGTTCGTGACGGTTTGGTCATGTGCATCAGTCACTTATTGTTTTCCTCTAGGTGGTTATTAAACCGACCTTTTAATTCAGATAATGCTTTTACAGTTTCGAGAGTGAGTGCAGTATTTTCCGCAAGTGCTTGATCTTGTCTTTCGTTGCGAGCCTCAATACGGGCAAGCGAGTCCATGATTGAACCGCCACCATTTCTTTTATATGTATAGTTTTCCAAATTATCCAATTTGTTTTTAATTCTAAACCAAAGTCTGAACCCACTATAAACGGCAACAGAGGTTGCTCCACCAAACCAAAGTATTTGCGCCCAGTTAGCGGCATTATTTAGGTTCATTACGGTTGCGCCCTTTCGGGTTATGTTGTTATACGAGGACTATGGTTCTAAGTGTACCAACTGAATCAATAACTTTGAGAGTGTTGGAAGTGGAGTTAATCCACATATCACCTTTGCGCGGATAGGCAGGGTCTGTGGCGACAACAGGAATGGTAAAACGCGCAGCAGTTTCTAATCTTTTAAGACGGTCATCTAATGAGGCAAACATATCCTTAATAAGCGTTGGCTGATTTACATAGGGCATTTGTAATCCTTAGTTGCTTGTGGTTGTAAGGGTTAAGGTTACGCGTTCAGGCTGATTGTTTTCACCTGGACTTACATTGAGTCCGATAATACGGTAGTTACCATCAAAACCACTTGGGTAAAAGTCATCCTCAACAATTACGCGCGCCTGATCGCCAAGACTGTAAGAGCCATAAACAGGGTCAATATAAGGCGGCGCAACGATTTGTAAAGTCTGTGGTGGGTAGGAAACTACGCTGACCTGCCCTGTTGCCATATTGCCAAGCAAGGTGCTATCTGTAATGTTGGAGTAATTTACTGAGTCTTCTAACAACGCCCAACCAGCAGCCGTTTTTGTAGCATCTGTTCCCGTAGCGATTAACTTAGCCTCATTAGAACCTGCGCCTGTAAGGTAAATAGTATTTGCTGCCTTTGCGCCATCTTCTTTGTAGTTGTATTGAACGATATTGCCAGCAGGAATTTGAAATACGGGCACGGTAGTTGAGGTTGAAGAATAAGCATTTCCTAATCTTGGATAGCCAAGTTGTAAAGTCTTAGTTGGGTTGCCACTTGTGTCATAAGCAACTGTGATATTAAAGTCAAAACCATTAGTTGCTTTAGCCAAGTCTGAGATTGCGCTGAAATAAGTTTTGAGTTCATAACTGTAATAAATTTGATTGACGGTCACGCCCGAAGTATTGGTGGGAACTACTACGCCGATATTGCCATAGGGAACGGCTTGGGCTGCCGTCACAAGAGATTGAACTACAGTGAGTTGATCTACGCCTTGATAAGACTGAGATGTTGTAATTCTTCTACGCTCAAAATAAGATTCAAATTCGCGCGCGGTTACTTTGAGGTTCTGGCTTTGACTATCCCATTCACGATTCCAAATAATCCCGCCCCAAACTAGCGTT